ATACAGTTGACTCTTTCATCAGACGAGAAACTGATATTGAAGAAAGAGTCAACAACGTAACCAGAGCCTGGGCATGGCCACATAAAATATACAGATTGGAATGCAAGTTGCCTGTCAGCAATTTGCAGACCGCTGTAGAGGCTGCATTTAGTATGTATGGGTGGCACGGATTCTTAATAGCAAACTTTGGTGAGGGATACGGATCATCAGATCTCCGTAGCCAAAGACTTGGTGGCCTATCTATTACATACAACCCAGACTTCCGTCAATCAGATATCAACATTAACTGCCAGACACTAGGTAACAGGAAGTTCAATCTTCCCCCAGAGATGTATGCTGGCAAAAGAGGCAATGAGATATTTGAACAGGTCAATATAAAAGACTTGCGTGTCGAGTTCTTTGACAAAGTAAACAATCACGGAGCTGGTCACGCATGGGACTTTTTAAGAAGTAAAGATATCATCACCCATGATGTATGGTCAAAAGAGAGATCGTATTATCATCAATGGGAGTATAATCCAGCCGCAAAGAACCAAACCGGTAAGAACACCTATAGCGATGCTCTCGGATTTAACAGATTGACTCCGGCTTGTGAATCTGGTTACCTTGGGGAAGTGTTCAGTCAGATACCTAGAACAATAGTTCGTGGCCGTATTGTAGAGATGAAGTCTGGTGATTTGCATTGGCATCGTGACGAATCCTTCTATATGAACTTTCGTATTAACATTCCTTTGTATTTGGATCAAACAGCATACATAGCAACCGAAGACGAACAAATGCTTATGCATCCTGGCTATATGTATCATTTTGATACGGGACAACCGCATGCTGTTATAAGAAAAAAAGGAAAAATATCCAAAAGAACCAATATTATTTTGGGTGTCAGTCCTTGGTTTGATTACAACGAGGAAGATGAATCATGGACACAGAATGAATTTTATGGAAAGATGCATCCAGTAGAAATGTTTCATGAAGGATTACTTGTTGACTTTGCATAGTATACGATGTATAAATAGATAGTGATGTTGAGGTGGACTGAACACAATTCTGGACATGGGGGCAGTACCCATCGACTCCACCAAAAGCATACTAGCAAATCTGGGCACCCACCAGTTGACGACACCGGTAATATACACTGGGGCAGCCAAAAATACAGTTGGGAGGGACGTGCACAGTGGTCTCCCTGGAGCTAGTATGTTTTTGATGGGGTCGAAATAGGATCGACAGGTTGGTAATAGGAATACGGAGTCACAAGGTTGATCGCTTAATAGATCAAACATAGTAAATGCTAACGATAATATAGCATCTGATAATTTTGCTCTTGCAGCATAGTTAATCGGGGTCCGGAGGTACCTGGCAACAGAAACCTCCAACTAATTTGGGAGGAAAGGTATGGTAGCAAGTCCAATTAATCTAACAGATAATGCAAAAAACTATCTACAAAATACAGCTATCAATAGTGGTAAGGAGTATGTGTGGTTTGGTGTAGAAGGTGGGGGATGTACAGGGTTCCAATATAAGTGGGACTTTATAGACGACCCAGACCCTTCAGATTACAAGCTAAGTATTGGTCATGATCCATCTGACATGAGAGAGATATTTTTGATAGTAGATATAGTTAGTGAGATGCATGTCCTTGGTTCAACAATTGATTATGTCCAAGAGCTTGGTGGATCTTTTCTAAAGGTCATCAACCCTGTTGCAACTTCTAGTTGCGGATGTGGAGAAAGCTTCGGCGTATGATAACAATTAATTGGAAGGGCAAGATAGGTTATGGAGACATAATCTCGCCACTTTGTTATGCTCATAATATGGCGCAGAAGAATTGTGATGATGTTACCTTACATATGCACTGGATGCATAAGAGAGGTGAGAAGTTTAAACCAGAAGATGCAGATACATTAGATTCACGATTCAAGTACTTATGGTCTATATGCAAACCAGTTAACTATCACCAAGTTCATCTTAAACAATCATTTGGTAAAGAGATAGACTACAACCACAGCAACTATGATCCTGAATCTAATTATCATAACTTGTGGTGGTCCAGAATTAAGAATCTTACCATCAGTAAACCATATGTTGTACTCAATACAACAGCATCACATAAACAACAATTCGAAGAGTATGATCCTGGAAAGCAATGGAAGGATCCTGTAGGACTCGACAAATGGAGACAAATTGAAAACCTTATTCAAACAAAGTGGGGCATGGATGTTGTCCATTGTGACTACACCGATGCCATTGGAGATGCGGTTGATAAATATAAGAAGGCATTTTTGGCTGTAGGTTATCACGGATCGACTGCGTGGATTGCAAGATATGTGAGAACACCTATGCTATTATATTCAACAAAAAAGATTACCAAGTCTGCGTTTCCTTGGGCTCTTGTTAAGTCTAAGTATGAACATGGTGACTTCGAGGCTATCAACCCTTATGAAATAAGAGAGAAGGGTGTGGCACGAATTAGAGAATTGGAGAAACAACTTGAAATATACCTCAACACTCCCAATATTCATAGGTTACGAGGAAAGAGAACATGATGCATACGAGGTATGCAAGTTCTCAATAGAATATCAAAACAGACTAAGAAAAGAAACAGGAATGTGGGCATGGGATGATCATCCAGATATTGTCCAGCTAAGATCAAAAAGTATACCTGAATACAATCGTAATCATGGTGAGCCTCAATCTACTGACTTTACATTTACTAGATTCTGGGTTCCATATATGTGTGACTTCTCAGGATTCAGTATGTTTGTTGATTGTGATTTCTTGTTTCTATCATCTCCATATGAACTTATCAATGAGATTGATACAGATAAAGCTGTCAGTGTAGTTAAACATCCAGAGTATATACCTCTTGGTGATATTAAGATGGATGGTATTGCTCAGCATAAGTCGTTCAGAAAGAACTGGGCCTCATTAATGATTTTCAACAACGAACATCCAAAGAATCAAATACTAAAACCAGACTATCTTAATGATCACTTACCAGGTCTTGACTTCCATCATCTGAATTGGTTAGATGATAAAGACATTGGTTCATTGCCTATGGAGTGGAATTGCTTAGATCAATACTACCATTTGATTGATCCAAAAGCAATACATTATACTGAGGGTGGTCCTTGGTTCATTGATATGCAAGCAGAAAAGACACATCCGTTTCACAATACAAGATACGGACAAGAGTGGGTAAAATATAAAGCTAGGTTTGATGACGTATAATCATGGAGAACACTTTTAATGATATATCATGGAACTTTAGTCAAACAAATGACATCACCATATCACTAACATATTACGGCCAAGTAGATAAACTTATACATCACTGTGATTTCTTTTCTGGTATAAAAGAGTCATTGAAGAACCACATCACAGTACAATTTGTTAATGATGCTGCCCCAGATAGAGGTATCTTTGAAGACATATGTCAAGCATACATGAATAGATTTAATCTCAAATCATATACAGTAAAGCAAGATATTGGATTCAATAACCATGGCTGTAGGAATCTCGCTATGTTGGAATCAGAGACTCATTGGAATTGGTTGATTGATATTGATGTGTATTTCAAAGAAGACCTACTGGAAGCAATGACCAATACTGCCCTAGAGAATAATCAATTTTATGTATTCAAAGTACGGTTTGACCACTATGATAACCCAGAAGATTATGAGCTATTTGATGAGAAAAAGCTGTTAAAGTGGGTAGCACATCCTAATGTATGGCTGATAAACAAGCCATGTTTCTGGTCCACTGGTGGTTATGATATGGAATTTGCTGGTATGAGACATGGGGATAAAGAGTTTTTTCAAGCTATTGATAAGAAGAAATACGAGCACTTTCTGTTCCATCCAATGCTAGAGGAAGAGTATGACATCCATATTCAGATGCCAAATAGGACAAAGTCTTATTTAAATCAGATAACAGAACATGTTGGATATTTACAGAAATGTGTTGACTTTGTCAAGAAAAGGAACGATAATAAGATACGGAAGCATAAGAAGCGACTGATTTGTTTTGATTGGCAAAGGAATGTATAATGTTGAAGAGAGTGACAATTGTGACTGCATTGGGTGCTACATTGTGGTCTGGAGCATTAGTATCAGCTAGCGAACCTATCACAGATCAAGAACACAAAGAACGATTCTGCATGGCAGAAGCTCTGTTCTTTGAAACTGGTAACCAACCTATGATAGGTGTGTTGGGTGCAGCAGAAGTTATATTGAATAGAGTAGAGAGTAATAGATGGCCTAACTCCGTATGTGGAGTTGTACATCAAGGTCCACTTAATAAGTGGTGGAAGAAACAAGGCAAGATAGTTCCTGTTAAGTGGAAGTGCCAGTTCTCATATTATTGTGATGGAAAAAGCGATGATGTATCTAACATCGTTGGTACTAGGACATGGGCTAAAGTTATCAAAGCTGTGAACTTTGTTTACAGTCAGTTTGGAAAGTTACAGCGTGATGGTATCTCTATTACTAATGGTGCTACTCACTATCATACAACAAAGGTTAATCCTAGATGGAGTCCACTATTGGAACATACAATCACAATTCAAGATCATAAGTTTTTTCGATGATGGAGTTAAAGATAAATACTCCATCTCAGTTCGCTATGGAAATTGAAAAGATAGTCAAAGAGAAATCTATTGAGTATCTCGATGCTGTAATGTACTACGTTGAGAAAAATGGTATAGAGGTTGAGACTGCTGCTTCGTTAATCAAGAGTAGTCAAATTCTAAAAGCTAAGATTGCAACAGAAGCTGAAGACCTTCGGCTTCTAAAAACAAAAGGAGCGCGCTTACCATTATGAATGCTCATGAAACATATCAGAAATATATGGCGCTGAAAAGACACTTCACGTCTGATTATGATATTTTCAAGTACAATGGCAAAGTAAAAAATACAGAACACTCTAGGTTTGAAGTTAGAAGAGACAAGATGTTCTTTCATAAGTTATCTAAGCTCAAGAATCCAGATGACTTCATGTTAGCTAATATGTTGCAGAACATTAACTTCTGGCCTGGTGATATAAACAATATGGAGACTCATGCTGTCTATGCTAATTGGCAAAAGAGACAACAGAGTATGACATATATGTTTAAACAAGACCTCATGATGTTGAAGGACTCATATGATGAGAATCTTTTAACTAAGGGTGACACACATCCTTATCTCATGAGGTTAGTTATTAGAGAAGATGTTGGGGTTGAGACTATGATAGTCATGAACGAACTAACACCCTTCTTTGATTACTGGACCAAAAAACTTGGTCTGGATATGGTATGGCAGGACCTTCAAAAGAAAGCTGAAAAATATAAGCCTTTCTTTATAAATACTGTTGACTTATCTAAGTATAAGTCGTATATTATGGAACGCTTTGAATAAAACGTACACATCGCATATATCGCACATAAGGAGAAACATATGTCGCTTGCACAATGGAAGAAGAAGAACTCTACGTCTAATATTGATAAACTGACTGAAGAGTTAAGTAAACTCACTGATAAAGGTCCACGTCGTGATGACGATGGGTTCTGGAAACCTGAAGTTGATAAGTCTGGTAATGGCTCTGCTATTATTAGGTTCTTACCATCTCCAGATTCAGATGTACCTTTTGTACGTATCTGGGATCATGGATTCCAAGGTCCTGGTGGATGGTTTATTGAGAAATCACTAACCACTATCAATCAGAACTGTCCTATTTCTGAGTATAATTCTATGCTCTGGAACTCTGGTACAGAAGCTGATAAGACGTTTGTCCGTAGTAAGACTAAACGTCGACTATCCTTTATCTCTAACATTGTTGTAGTTAAGGATCCTTCACGACCTGAGAATGAAGGGCAAGTATTCTTGTATAAGTTTGGCAAGAAAATCTTTGATAAGATCAATGATGCTGCTATGCCTGAGTTTGATGATGAGGAAAAGGTTGATGCATTCTCTCTTGGAGAAGGTGCTAACTTTAGACTCAAGATTCGTAATGTAGAAGGATATCGTAACTATGATAAGTCTGAGTTTGACTCACCTTCTGAACTTCCAGAAGACGACTTAGAAGGTATCTACAATCAATTGAAGCCTCTACAGGAACTTGTAGATCCTAAGAACTTTAAGTCTTACGATGAACTTAAAACAAAGCTCTATAGGGTTCTTGCTTTAGGTGGTGGTGAGACTGCTAATACAATTACTGCTGATGAGTTGTCTGAAGTTAAACAGGCTCCTGCACCAGCAGCAGCACCATCACAACCAGCTGCTGCGTCAGCTCCATGGGATGAACAATCCAATGATGAGGACGACGATGGTCTATCTTTCTTTAAGAAGCTGGCAGACGAATAGTCGACTAAAGGCTCCGTAGCTCAACTGGATAGAGCATCTGCCTTCTAAGCAGATTGTTACAGGTTCGAGTCCTGTCGGAGTCACCAATGGTATGGGGCTTATGCTAGTCCCATACCATAGGCTATCTTAGCGCCTATCTTAGGCATATCCCCTGAAGACTTAACAACAACTACTTGAGCTGATCCGCCACTGCCGCCACCATCTTGATTGATTTGTGTGTCACCGGCTTTGTTAATTGTGATGTTGTTGCCAGCACCAGATGCTTGTTGTCTTGCAGCTTGGTTAACCATTGCGGCCTTTTGAGTTGTAGCAGCTGCTGCTATTCTTTGACCTTGTTCAGCTGGACCAGAAGCTGATACAGATGGTGTTGAACCTTCAAGAGCATCAGGACTTACTGTAGCACTCATTGCAGGTTTAGACTGACTAGAACTTCCAGAGATACCAAGACCTCTTTTTT